CACAAGTTCCATAAACTCTTTCTTGTCTTGTTCCTCATAAACCACTTTCTTTTTTATAGTCCCATCTTCCTGTTCAATTTCAGTTGGAACGCCTTTCCATTGTGGTTCACCCTTAACTTTTTTAATGTGGTGTTTTTTGTATGCTAAGATTACACACTCTTTAGGGTTATAGATATATGGTGAGCTAGGACTCATCCAAGATCCCCATGCCGTTGTCTTAGATCTATGTGGTGATTGTTCTTCAAGATCAACAATTCCAAAGAACCCAAATCCAATTTGTTTCATTAACTGATACATCTCAGAAACAAAGAAAATTCTACCACCTTTCTTTTGTCTGTTAATTTCATAAGGAATGTTAAGTGCAATACGACCATCATCTTTTAACACGTTATACGCTTCAGTTAACCAGTTCTTAGCAAATACTAAATACTCATCAAATTCAACATCATCCTCGTGAACATCGTAAGCAATCCCAACACCATATGGAGGTGATGTACAAATTAAATCCACAGATCCTTCAGGTAATGTTTTCATTACTTTGACACAATCCCCATTTATTATTTTTCCTGTTTCTATCATCTTATTTAAACTATTTCTGTAATTATCTGTGCTAATTTATACCCTGCGAATGCTCCTGCTGCCGCTGAACCAGGAAGAACTATAAACTTACCTAAAATTGTATCATACTTTTTCCTATTTACAATATACGAAATTAGAACGTAATAAACAATATAGTTTATTAAAACTAAAAAGTCCAGTTCCTTTGCTACAAACACAACAATAGAGTTCCCAAGAAACCCCCACATAAAATTTATGAGAGTTTCTCGTAGTAATTCACTTGGTGTTGTGATAGCATCTAAAACTGAGATTTCTTTACTAAATCCTGTTTTTTTCTTCAATTTTTTTGATGTGGTGTTCGAGGTACCATAGGGCTTTTCTGAGATCCTCGAGTTCGTTGTATTTTCCTTTCTTTCCTGCACGACTAATATATTTTACTGTATTTCCTAAACTAAATCCTAATTCCCAAGCATCAATAACTTTGATTACCTCATAAGGATTATCTTCTCCTCCATAATGTTGAGGGTGATTAACTTGTTCTATTTTTGGTGGGGGACACTGACAAAGTCCGGTTCCTCCACATACACATTCGTTATCCATTATTCTTCTTCTCCATATTCTTTTAATAACTCATCGTTGGAAATTGTTCCGTATTTCCCATTAAGACCATCCATATCAAAATCCTTTTTCATCCTTGTTTTTATTTCATAGATTTGTTCAGTTGTTCTTAAAGATGTGACAATCTCAGAAATAATTTTATATGGATCTGCGTTTGACCCTGGTCTTCTGTCTTCAAGATATCCTTTCCATTCCTTTGCGGTTTCTTTTGGAACTCTAATTGACGCTCCACGATCAGATACTCCCCAACTGAATTTATCAATCGCCTGAGTTTCATATTTACCAGTTAATCTTAGATTGTTGTTTGACCCATAAGCCCTAATCTGTTCTTTATGTCTTGAACCTAAAGAGTTAAATAATGATAAAAAATATTCGTATCCACCAGTATTTCTCATAATATCTGTTGAAAAGTTTGTGTGTAGTCCTGAACCATTCCATTCACCGTGTTTTATTGGTTTAGGGTGAAGTTCAATCCGATACCCATATTTTTCAGAGATTTTATATAAAAAGTATCTTGTCATCCAAAGGTCATCACCACCTTTTAATTTATTTTGAGAGAATACTTGATATTCCCATTGACCTAACGCAACCTCAGCGTTTGTTCCGGTAATATCAATACCATAGTTCAAACAAATATTTGTATGTTCTTCAACAAAATCTCTACCAACAACATATTCACCAACACCACAATAATATTTACCCTGTGGTTTTAAGTTGTTTTCATCGTGACCTAAAATACATTTGTTTTTTCTATCATAAATAAAATACTCTTGTTCAAACCCAAACCAAAGATCTTCAAACCCTTCACCAATACTTAATCTTTTATTTGACTCGTGTGGTGTTCCGTCAGGATTCAATACCTCACATAAGACATATACAGTTGATTGCATATCTTTAAAATAATGTCTAACAGGGTTTAAAATACAATCTGAGTTTCCAGTTTCCGCTTGATTAGTTGATGACCCGTCAAAATTCCATATAGGAAAATTCCCATCTAAAAATGCGTTTTTAACTGTATTGTATTCAACAATCTTAACTTTACTTCTAAGATTTGGTTCTGGCTTATATCCGTCGAGCCACACGTATTCTAAAAAAATTTTCATATATTATTATTTATGTGTTCTATGATTTCTTCTTCTGATTTTCCTTGATTGAATAGACGATAAACGTCTCTTGAGAATTCATCAGTGCTAAGGACAGCGTCAGCATCAAGGTATTCCATGATTCTGTCTAAGTTTTTAAGTATGTTTTCTTTACAAAGAAACCTTTTGTTGAATCCCATTTTTTGTGTCTTTAATTTTTTTTACCCCATTAATAAACTCTCTAACCTTTAAACCCAATTCCATATCGTTTGGGTAGTTTTTTACTAACTCTTTAATAACTTGATATACGTCTAATTCCATAATATTTAAATTTAAATGATTAATCTATTTTTGTCAATTTTTTTTTATTAATAATTTTAGATTGATTAATAAAATTGTTTATTTTTCTTTTAACTATAGGTAATAATGTGTCGTAAAATGGAAAGTTTTTATTGTGAGTTACTTTAAAAATTATTAAGTTTTCGTGTTTTTCAATGTCAGATAAATTTTTAATTATAGTTTTTTTATTTTTAAATAAATTATAATCAATTTTATTATCAATTAATTCACAAATTTTTTTAACACAACATTTTGATTCTAATGCGTTTTTTTTTATATCTTTGATTATGAATTCATATAGGTAGTTTTTCCCGTTATTTTCAATTATGAATAACCCTTCTCTATTTTTAAAATTATTATGATTTGCAATTGTTTCCAAAGAAACCGATTCATTTACTATTTCCCAAATAGCCTTTGCATGGTCAAAGTAGTCTTGTAATTGTTTTGATGCGAAATTACAAATGTTTATAATTTCTATTAATTCTTCTACTGACTTTGTTTCAATTTCTTTACCAACAAGGTCTGAAATTAATATCTCATCATCTTTTTCTTTTAATGTTCTAGTTAAAATTAGATACTGACCTTTTTGTAACATTAAATTAACATTTGCTAAATGCAAAGATAAAAATTGAAAGTTTGGGTATAATTTAAAATTTTTAAGTTGGTTGTCGATTTTCTGTAAATAACTTAAAAGAACATACTGTTTATGTTCTAAGTCTATAGGTTCTTGAAATATCCAATTTGTATCCATTACTAAATAATATTAAAATTTATGGCATTTGTAAATAAACCATAACTTTCATTATATAAATATTTTAAAATTTTAATTGACAAATTAAAAAAAAAAATTAAAATTATTTGTAATGATATTTATATATAAACATAAACAAATTTAAATTAAAAATTATGGGATGCGGATGTAAAAACAAAGTGAACCAAGAAGAGCAAACTCAAGCTCCAAAAACTCAACAACAAAAAAATACAGAAACAATAAAAGGAGCTGTTACAAAAATTGTAGAAAAATATTACAGTAAAAAAAAGTAAGTATTTAACTTTATTTTATTTTTTCATAACTTTGTAAAAAATAAAATTAATTAAATACAAAATATGTTTGAGCTAGAGATAGACAATTTATTATCAGGAACAAGATTATGTAATGACCTTTCTAAATTATTGGTTAATAAATTTGATGAGATTTCCCCCGATTGTGATACCGAAATAACGGTATTTAACCATAAAGACTTTTTTGTTGTTAATGGTTTTACCACATGTAAAAAAACAATAAATGTTTCTGAAATTTTTAGAAATTATATTGAACTTAACAATAATAACATTTCCAAAGAAGTTAGAGTTATAGACGTTATTAGGTTTGTTAATTCAATTCCTAAATCACCTTTAAATACTATTTTTAATTATGAAAAACAAAAAATTAATTTTAAAAATGAATTAACAGAAATTGTTGATTTATATTATAGTAAAAAAATACAAATAAATTTAAAAGTTAATTTAATAAACAAAATTTTTTATTATGAAATAAATGAAAATTTTGAGAATGAAGTTTTAATCTTTTTAGAAAATAAATTTAACGACTACAAATTTGTAAAGTTTGATTTTTCAAACGTTAAATATCAATCAGAAAAACAATATGGATTATCTTATGGTCCTGAAAAATTATTTTTAACTTTAGGTGAATATATTTCAAATCATATATTCCACAAAGGAATATCCAAAAAATTAATTTTTAGTTTGTCAAGTAATAAAAACTATGATGAAATTAATAATGAAAATATTATATTTAATATTGAAAACAATGACCACATTGTAAATAAACCTTGGTTAGAATCCTTAATATTGGACATATTTCCTTTTAATTTGGCAGATTTAAAAATTAAATTTGAAAAAAATAACCTTGAGGTGGAGTCTAAAAAATTAAGTAGTTTACACGAATTATTATTAATTTGATATGTAATCCTTAATAATTTTAATTGCATCTTCTAAATCTTCATAATCGTCATCTGGAGCTAATAATTTTACATTTGTGTGTTCTTCAAAAGATTCATCTGAAGTCAGTAATATAAACGCGGGTACGTATTCATTTTTAGTGCTTTTAACAAATGCCTCATATTCATCAGCATACTCATGGATATCCCTATCAAAATATTCAATTTTATTTTTTTTTAGTAATTTTTTCATCTGGTCACAAAACCCACAACCATTCATTGTAAAAAGTATTACGATTTTCATACTGTATCTATTGTAAAAAATTTATTTAATCCAACCAAAAGAATATCTATATTTGATAAATCATTAGTTAAAATTATTATTTTATATGTTAATTCATTTTCTAATTTTTCAAAATAAATTGCAACTTTATTTTTACTCCATGTTGTGACACCTTCAATAAAAATGTATTTATTAATGTAACAAGATTTTGACCAAATAAGTTTACCCTTATTAATTACATTTTCAATACCATCCTGTGTTATATTTTTTGTTTTTACAATATTAGGATATAATTCTGTATCAAATAATTTTTTATAGATATCAATAACATAATCGGGAATTTTATATTTGTCCTCCATACTATTAAATATACTAAAGGTTTAAAATAAAGTGTAGGATTTTACGGTAATTCATCAATCCAATTTTCATAAACGGGGGGCTCAAATCCTAATATCTCATTTTGCCAATAAGATAACTCAGGAGTATACGTATCCCAATGCGGTACCATAGAAATTATTTTTGATTCATTAACCGTACTATTGTTATCAAATGTTGACTGTTGTTCAATATTTTTACCACTACGATATTTTTTAATCATCTTTGGTAGTTTTAAAGTTCCCAACTTATACATCAAATTGATATTTGCCAATTGTATTTTAGCAACATGTGAAAACTCAACTGATGGTGTTTCATTAAACTTTGCTCTTTCTTGAACATTAAATATCTCATTTTTTCTGTATTGGTATTCCACAGTAATTCTTTCATCACTGTCTATTGAACCTTTACGAATTGAGAATATTAAACAATCTGGTCTTTCTGAATAACTACGAACGCAATTTCTTTGATGTTGTGATTCTTTTTCATAATCCATAGTTTTACGAAGAAGAACAGGATAATAAGTCTCGTCTTCGTGTTTAATAGGTGTTTCTAAAACATCTATATCGCCATAAAATCTTTCAACCTCACCTTTTCTGTATGATTGTAAAAGACGACTAAGTTCCTCGTGTTCTAAATTAAAACTACTGATATTTGTGAACTTAAATTTCACATCCTCACCAAGATTTATTAAATTTCTTTTCATATCTAAATGGTCAAGTAATATTGTCCATTTATTATGTCCGTAAAAGTATTTTATCATGTTTAGAATTCTATCCTTTTCTTTTGAAGTTAAAGGTGTTGACATTCTATTACGTTGGTATTGAGTATCTTGATCATAAAAACATTCAAAAAATCTACCCATTTTATTATCCTCTATTGGATGGCCAAATTCGTTGTTGCTGTAATACTCGTAAAAGTATTTATTTTCAATTTTATTAAATCTATCAATACCCAAAATGTTGTAAGTCATATGCAATTTATCAAAGTCAACCCAATCCATTTCATTAAAAATCTGTTTAACTTTGGATCCATTTAGTTTTAGTTTGTCCATTGCAGTATCTACCAAGTTCATATCAAACTTTTTCAATTCTTTTTTAGAAAAGAATATACCTGTGAATTTTTTCCAGTTGTTTGGGATTTTAATCCCATTAACCAAATAGAAAGTTAGACTATAAAAAGACCTCATGCAGTCCCACTGAAAGTTTTGTGGGTTTTCAATACCCATTCTATCCCAAATCTTTTCTAAGAAAAAATAAAGATATTGGTCTAATTTAACGCTATCATCAATTATAATATTTCTTAAAAGCGTTTCAATTGCAAAATATGTTGGGTTTACCTTCATACTACTTCCAATAACTTTCTTTTTTTTAGTGGAGAATGTTCCTGAATAAAACATTTTCTTTTTGAAATTGAAGGTAAGGTAGTTTGTGGATTTTCTTTCTGAGAAGTATTTGGACC